ATGATGGTTATAAGAGACAGGCCTAATTCTACAATTGTAGTGAGGTGAAACTATGGGAGGAATTACTAGTAACTACCTAAAAGGTCTTGCTATGTTACCGTCCTCTGACTCAGTCCTGGAACACCATGGTGTTAAAGGTATGAAGTGGGGCGTTCGTAGAATGGCCATTAAAGGTTTAAGTAATAAAAATCTCAGAAAGACCTATGACCGCAGTAAGAAAGACTACGTTGAGCGAGAAACTAGCTATAATAATTACCGGAAAACAAGTAACCGGTACCGATTAGCTTCTTTACTCGGCGGGTATATCGGTGCTACTTCATATGGCGTAGGTCGTGCTATCAAACGTCGTTACGGTTCCGATTTCGGGATGTCCTACGGCGAACTTAAGAAGCGTGCGTCCAATCGTGCCGAACGAAAACAAATCAAAGCTGACTACAAGTCAACCTTGAGAGATGTTATGCTTTACAACAACCCTAGAGGGTTCAAGCGTACCAAAGGTCTATACAATAATCAAGACTACTTCAAACCTAAACGCTCAACCGGTATCAACGTTTACGACAAACTATCAGTAGATAGAACTAAACCGTTTAACGAACGTAAAGACCAGTTGAGTAAGAAGATTCGTGACCTTTATGCTATCCAAGCTAACGTAGCCAACGGAGGGAAGCGCCCTAAGATTAAGAAGTCTAGACACTTAGACTTTATCTATTAATGCAAAATACAATCGCACAACCTTTTATCGATTTCTTCATGATGATGTTTACACCAGGGAACTTGGCGCTTCTTATTCTCGTGGCTAACGTCGTTAAGAAAATCTTTGATAAGTTGACAGCAATCGCTAATCAACATCAGGATGAACACATAAAGGAAATCGATAAGAAGATTGATGACATTCTCGAGAAGGTCGATAACCTTACCGAACAACAGGCCAAAGACCAACGTGAGAATAAACTAAATGATTACCGCCTTGAAATCATTCTCGGTATCTTTACTGGTAAAATGACAGAGTCTGAAATTCTAGCCGTATATGGTAAGTATAAAGACAAGGGTGGTAATAGCTATATGGATAGAGTAATCGATTCCTATATTACAGAAAAACGTCAAAAAGAAAGGAAGAAGAAAGAATGACAACTGAACAAGTGTTAAACTTAATCCAATATGTACCATCAGTATTCACGTTAATCGTGTTTGTACTTGGTTACCTTAAGACCGTTCCGGCTTTACGTCAGAACCAATTAATCAAACAAGCATTTACTATTGTCACTGCTATCGAACAACAATTCGGTGGGAACCCTGGCGACAAGAAACGTGAGTTAGCGATTCAAAAACTAACCTACTACGCTAAACGCGTACTTAATATCGATATTTCCGAACGTACGGCAGCTGACTTCATTGAAGCTAGCGTTCACAAGATGAAGGCGGGCGAGTAAGTTGGTTAAGCAACGATTCAAAGACGAAGAAGCTCGTAATGACTACTTAATCAACTTAGCTTATGAACAAGCTGCAAAGCAACTGGAAGAGGGCACGGCCTCACCAACCGTATTAACACACTTCCTTAAGCAGGGCACGGCCCAGACCCAGTTGCAGATTGAGAAGGTTCGTAAAGAAACCGCTCTCCTAGAACAAAAGACTAGCGAAATCCGTGAAAAGAGTTCCATGAAAGCAAACCAAGAGGAGATTATGGCCTCAATTGGGAAATATTCAGGGAAAGAATAAGTCATATTCCGAAATGATGAAACTCAGAACGTTTAAAGAGCGCGTTGAGTATCTATCAATCGATTACGATTACCAATCGCCACGGAGTAAGCGAAGTCAAGAGTTCTATAAATCAGACCTCTGGAAACGAACTAGGAAATCAATCATTGCAAGAGACCTCGGTAACGACTTAGGTTTCGGCGGGAGAGATATCCACACTAAAGTTATCGTACATCATATCGAACCTATAACAATAGACGATATTATCTCGGGTAGCTATAAATGTATCGACCCAGAGAACTTAGTTACAACTTCAATTGAGACGCATAACATCATACATTACGGTCTGAGAGACGACCTGATATATGAGGAGCGTCAGCCAAATGACCATATACTATGGAGGTGAGCGGATGACGTTTTTAGAAGAGGCTAAAGGGTTTCTTGGCATTGCTGAAACATCAGTCTTTGACAATGAACTAATCCCTCTAATCAGTACGTGTCTAGTTACACTCGCTGATTTCAAAATGGTCGACTATAACGAAGACATCGATACTTGTTTAAGAACCGCTCCTAAGGAATACTTACCTTGGGTTAAACAGTGGATTCTACTATCGGTTCGATTGTTATTCGACCCACCAGCCTCCGACACAATTAGGAAGTCTTTAGTAGAGTCACGGGATGAAATGTTGTTCCGTATTTCTACTGCACGTAGAGGGGAGGGGTAGCATGCCGAACTATATCTTAGAACACAAAGGTGTTAAGGGTATGAAGTGGCTCAAAGGTCGAAAACCACAACTACCACCTATCAAGAGACCGCCTGAAGAGAGGCTGAAAAACATTCCCGAAAATGTCATGAAGAAACTTTCACCCGAAGTGAAGAAACGTATTCGTGAGATTCTAGGGAAGAAAAGCGTGATTGAGCACCATGGTGTGAAAGGTATGAAATGGGGCGTTATTCGTAACCGAATTAGCCGTGCTACCAGAGCATCAGTCAGACTAGCCTTGAGAGGCGCTAAAGCTACCGGTAGAGGTCTTAAGCGCGGAGGGATTAAGATTAGTAAATCACTCAATCGACGTATCAGGACCTATCTAGCTAAACGTAAAGCCTTAAAAGCTGCGCGTAAACCACAAGATGAGTTAATCAAACAGGTATTGAAAGGCAAACTATCGTCAGTTCCGGATGATATTTCACTACATCCGAACGGATTAAGCGGTAGGAAGCTTAAACAGTACCAGAAGAATGTAGTTAAATTATTAACTGATAAACAAGTAACTAGGAAGAAAACTGCTGAAGATGAGCGTATCCAACTCCTTACTGCTTTAGGTCAAAGACCACACAAGTCCCGATTCATCAAACCTATATTGGATGATGTTGTTCCTGGATTAGTGAAGTCAACATCTAAGAAATTCTTATCAAGTGTCGCTGATATCGGATACAAGAAGTATGCGAACCCAGCTCTTAAGACTTTAAGGGATTATTTGAAGGTTGAAACACCTAAGAAAGATACAAATAAAGACGTATCGAAAGAGTCGGATAAGGAAGAAAAACCTAAAGAAGACAAGAAGGAGAAAAAGAAGGATAAATAATGGCTTTATCTAACACAGCAACACCAATTGAATACGGAAAGTTTAGGGATGCTGTATTGGCTGGTGAAATACCTGTCTGTCAAGAGATATCTCAATATATGAATTTGGTCGACGATTTAATAGCATCACCGGAGTTCTACTATGATGACTCAGCTATTAACGGTTTTATCGCTTTCTGCGAAAATGAGATGACCTTGACTGATGGGTCTGACATCACCTTATTACCATCATTCCGTCTCTGGGCTGAAGACCTATTAGCATGGTTCTACTATGCTGAAGAAAACGTTTACAACCCAGAAACACGACGTATGGAACGTGCTGTGGTCAAGCGGCGACTACGCAATAAACAATACCTTATTGTCGGACGGGGTGCTGCTAAATCCCTATATTCTTCAATGTTACAAGCTTATTGGTTAATCATGGACACGCAGACTACTCACCAAGTAGTCACTGCACCAACAATGATTCAAGCAGAAGAAACTATGCAACCTATACGGACTGCTCTAACCAGAGCTCGTGGCCCACTCTTTAAATTCCTTACCCAAGGTAATGTAATGACTAACGACCCTTACTACAAGGTCAAGTTAGCCTCAACCAAGAAAGGTATCCAAAACTTTGTAACCAATTCCATTATAGAGGTTCGGACGATGTCTATAGATAAATTACAAGGTATGCGGTCGAAATACAATTCTGTGGATGAGTGGTTATCAGGTAAGACTAAAGAGGACGTAATCGGTGCCATTGAGCAAGGTGCATCTAAGAATAACGACTGGGCGATTGTAGCAACGTCATCAGAGGGTACCTCACGTAACGGGGTAGGTGATACAATCAAAATGGAGCTACTAGACATACTAAACGGGACCACTTACAACCCTCATATTAGTATCTGGTATTACAGACTCGATGACATCAAAGAGATTTCAACACCATTTTTATGGACTAAGGCTAACCCAAACATCGGAGTCACCACCAGTCACAAATCTTATGAAGACGATGTCCGTACTGCAGAGACTGTACCGGCTAAGCGGAATGATATTCTTGCTAAACGGTTCGGTATACCTGTGGAAGGTCTTACATATTTCTTTACTTACGACGAAACCATACCACACCGGAAGCAAAACTTCGATGGTATGATGTGTTCGGTGGGAGCCGACTTATCCCAAGGTGACGACTTCTGTGCGTTCACGCTTATGTTCCCGTCTGACGACGGTGAGATTATAGGTGCAAAAGTGCGGAGTTATGTATCTGAAGCCAAAGTCAATCGACTAACCCAGGCCATGAGAGTCAAGTATGACGAATTCGTAAGAGAAGGAACTCTAGTAGTTGTTCCAGGTAAAATTCTCGATATGAACATAGTCTACGACGACTTGATGGAATGGATAGAAAAGCATGAGTATGAACCTATCACTCTCGGGTATGACCCGTATAACTCCAAGGAATTCCTAGCTAGATGGACTGCTGACTTCAGTGAGTTCGGTGTGGTTAAGGTTATTCAGGGGGCTAAGACTGAGTCCGTTCCCCTCGGGGAACTTAAGAACTTAGCGGAGTCTAGACTCATATTATTCGATGAGGAGCTCATGAAATTCTCTATGGGTAATGCTATTGCTGTAGAGGATACCAACGGGAACCTCAAGTTATCTAAGCGTAGAGCAAGCGAAAAGATTGACAACGTCGCGGCTTTGATGGATGCTTGGGTAGCATACAAACTACATAAGGAGGCGTTCTAATGGGGTTTCTCGATACACTCCAACATTCATGGAACACTTTCTGGAATAGAGACCGTATGAACTTCACTGAGATGGATTATGGAGTCTCTTACACCAATCGTCAGGTAACACTACCCCGATACAGCAAGAACGATGTATTAGATGGCATCTTCAACCGTATCGCCGTTGACGTTTCGATGACTAACTTTCGCCACGTCAAAATAGATGGTGATAAGTCAACTGAGATTGAAGTGGATAGTGGCCTAGCCTACTGTCTTAAAGTCGAAGCTAACATCGACCAATCCTCTAATGACTTCCTACATGACTTAGTGTATTCCATGTTCGATGAAGGAGTGGTTGCGGTCTTCCCGTCTAAGACGAAGGAGCCAAAATCACCAACAGACCAAATCCTAGATATCCAAGAACTACGTGTCGGACGTATCACCAAATGGTATCCCGAATACGTGGAAATTGAAGGTTATAACGATGACCCTAAATCGGGTAAACTGGAGAAGGTCATATTACACAAACGTAATGTCGCTATTATCGACAACCCATTTCGGGCTTATGTGGATAGTTCAAACACGACCTTGCGTCGAACTTTAGAGAAACTCGCACTTCTTGATAAACTAGACAAGGATAAGGCTAGTGGTAAGCTTAACTTACTTATTCAGATGCCTAATCCGGTTAGGAATGAGAAGCGACGAGATGAAGCTAAAAATCGTATTTCACTTCTCGAAGACCAACTAGCTAACAACCGTTATGGGATTGCATATCTTGACGCTACTGAGAAAATCACACAGGTTAACCAACCTCCGACTGACTTATTAGTTGAGCAAGTTAAGCAGTTACAACAAACTCTCTATAACCAATTCGGTTTAACTGAGAATATCCTTAACGGTACAGCTAATGAGAGTGAGATGCGACTATATTACATGAGGACGATAGACCCTATCGTACAGCGTATTGCTTCAGAGTTTAACCGTAAATTCTTGAGTAAGACTGCTCGTACACAAGGTCACAAGGTCGTCTTCTACAGGGACCCATTCCGAATGGTACCTGCTGAACAAATGGCAGCATTGGCTAATACGTATGTCACAGCGGCTATCCTTACACCTAACGAGGTTCGTGAGGTTCTGGGGTATAAACCAAGTGAAAACGAACAAGCCGATATGTTGTACAACCCTAACATTGTCCCTGACCCTACGGCGACTGGGATGGGTATGGGTGAAGAGGAAATCCAATCCGAAGAAGACGTTGAAGAAGCCCTCAGGGAACTTGAGCGTAATCAAAATGGAAAGAAAAAAGGAGGATAGCGTATGCCGGTAAGTTTTAAAGGTTACGTTACCAAGAATGATATTCTCTGTTCAGACGGTGTTATCATTCGTAACGGGGCATTTGAACACTGCGATGGCAAGCGGGTACCTTTAGTATTCCAACATCGTCGTGATGACCCAGGTAATATTATCGGTCATATCGACCTAGAGTACCGCCCTGACGGTGTGTACGGCGTAGGTTCAACAAACAACTCACCTAATGGTGTTCAGTGTGGGGAACTTATCAAACATGGTGATATTAAGGCCATGAGTATTGCCGCTCGTAACGTTCAACGTGAAGGGCAAAACGTAGTACATGGTGATATCTTTGAAGTATCACTAGTCGTAGTAGGAGCTAACCCTGGTGCCTACATCGATGAGTATATTCAGCATAGCGCTTACGGCGATGAGTCTCATGTAGAGATTACAACCGGGGAGTGGCTCATGCATACAGGGGAAGAAGACCTAGAGGAGGAAACTAACGTGGGAGAAAAACTTAACATTAACGATATCGACTTAGAGTCATTAACACTAGAAGAAGCTGCTGCTATGGGTGATGACGTTCTACAACTCTACGTAGAAAACTTACCTGAAGAACAACAGCAAGCACTCTTAGATACTATTGAGCGTGACGAGTATATCGAAGAACTCGAAGCTCGTAATGCAGAATTACAAGAACAACTAAACCATGGAGGATACGATATGTACAATAGCCCATTTGCAAACGGCGGTGTTCAACAAGATGTCCTAGAACATGCAGACTTTGCATCAGCAGTTATGGAAGCAAAGCGTACCGGCTCAACCCTTAAATCTGTGTGGAACAGCCAACACAGTGACAACTTAGAACACTCATTCAGTAACTTACCAGCCTTATTCCCAGAAGCACATAAACTAAATAATGGTGCCCCTGTAGTCATTCGTGACAAGTACGAACCGGTTTCAACAATCTTGAACGGCGTAACTAAATCACCATTCAGCCGTTTGAAGTTAACTATGTCTGACTTTACTGAAGACAAGTTACGGGCTAAAGGTTATATTACCGGTTCTCAAAAGTATGACATGGTATATGACCACATGTCTCGTGAAACTTCACCTCAAACCATTTATGTTAAAGACTCTATCGACCGCGATAACGTTGTGGATATTACAGACTTCTCTATTGTTGCGTTTATCCAACAACAATTGCGTATCACCTTAGAAACCGAATTAGCTCGTGCTATCTTGGTTGGTGATGGTCGTGCTAAGACTGACCCTGAGAAAATCCGTGAGGACAAGATTCGTCCAATCGCTAAGGATAACGATACCTTTACCCTACGTAAAGAAATTACCTCTCTCGACACATTCTTCGAAGAGTTCGATATTCTTATGTTAGGGTTCCGTGGTACTGGTACTCCAACACTCTTCATCGACCCAGTAGTAGCTACACGCTTGAAACACTTGAAAGATAAGAACGGTCGTTCTATCTACGGTACTTTCGCAGGTAGTTTGCAACAAATCGCCGGCCTCTTAGGTGTTGCTGATGTTGTACCTTGTCGTTGGTTGGAACCAGGCCAAGCTATCTTGGTCAACTTGGATGACTACCACTTAGGTGCTACTCGTGGTGGTGAAGTAACTCAGTTTGAAGATTTCGACATCGACTTCAACAAACACAAGTACTTGATGGAAACCCGTCTCTGCGGTTCCTTGATGATGCCTGCAACTGCTATGGTTATTACGGTTAAAGGTTTCTCTGAAGAACTTCCTAAGTTGAAGACTGACAAGTTCACAGCAGCACATGCGGATACATCCGACTACGATGCTACAGCTGAGAAAGAGCCTAAGAAGAAATCTCCACATTTACGTCCATCAGCGACTGAGGAAGCCGGCGGACGAGCAGTTAGCCCAGGTCAACCAGTGGTCGGTGGTTAATAGATGAGATACTTTGGAGAACTGGGGTTGGCGACCACTACGGTCGAAGACCCTGAGGCTCCAGGTGTATTCATTCCCGTACAACAGACCCTAGCGGTCAAAGGTGATGTCTTACGGTCTGCACGGTATGTGACAAATGGTCAAAATACAACCAACAACTCACTGACCATGCAGAACCGTATTTCTATCGTCTTAAGTGAGAAACTACTCAACTCTATTAACTACGTCGAATATCTGACCTACATGGGTGTGAAGTGGAAAATCACTAACGTAGAAATTGTAGGGCATCGCGCAATTATGACTCTAGGAGGTGTTTGGAATGAACGCGCAACTGGAAAGTCGTAAGAAACTACATAGCCACATACAAGTCGTATCTGGTTTACAAAAGATTTACTACAACCCGGGCCCAGCCTTTAGACTGGACTACCCGTGTATTGTCTATCATCTAACGACGTCTAGAGACGAAAGAGCTAATAACGGCATCTATACTTTCACTGATGTTTATAGTGTCACCGTCATTGATAAGAAACCAGACTCCGAATTAGCTTTCAAGCTCAGAGCCGACGCTAGATTCAAAATGACCTCATCTTTCGTAACAGATGGGTTATATCATCAAACATTTGAAATCACAACTACCTATTAGGAGGAAAACTTATGGCAGAATTACTATTGAAGTGGGACCAAACAGGTGAACGCGCTTATCACTCAGGGGTTGAAATGGGTGCTTTATTCGTACAAGGTAACGATGGGGCTTATGGTGACCCAGTAGCTTGGAACGGTTTGACAGCTGTTAAATCTACACCAGAAGGCGGGGAACCTCAAGACTTCTATGCAGACAACCAAAAATACGCATCCCTCTCAACTGTTGAGAAAGAGAAAGGGACTATCGAAGCTTACACTTACCCAGACGCATTTGCTGCTTGTGATGGCTCTGCTGAGCTTGTTAAAGGTGTTTCTGTATCTGGTCAACGTCGTGTACCATTCGGTTTCGCTCACATTAGCTATGAAGGTAACGATGCAGCTGGTCAAAAGGCATTCCGTGTTCTTACGATTCTTTACGGATGCTTGGCTTCACCATCTGAGCGCTCTCATGAAACTATGAACGCTGACGTTAATTTAACACCTATGAGCTGGTCTTACAGCTGTACTCCAGTTGATGCTGGTGAAGGTATGAACAAGACCGCTAAGGTTACTGTTAACGAACGGGGTGTAACCAAAGACAAATTCGATAAACTCTTAGCTAAAATCTATGGGACTAAAGAGGGCGGAGCCGAAACTAAAGGTAAACTCTTGACTCCTCAAGAAATCAAGACACTCGTAAGCGAGTAATAATCGGAGGTTAATCAACAATGAAAAAGTACACAGTTAGCTATACAACATTCACAGGCGCAGAAGTAGCTCGCGATATCTACTTGCACTTAAACAAGAAAGAAATTGCTGAGCTTAACGCCCTCTACCCAGAAGGTCTACAAAAGCGTTTCGAGAAGTTGAGCGCTAATCCAGAAGACCCATCTCCTCAAGACCTACGTGATTTGTTAGAGCTCTTTGAGAAAATCATCACAACCGGTTACGGTGTACCAAGTGAAGACGGCGAACGCTTCATCAAGACTAAAGACGGTAAGAAGTTAGGTGACGAATTTGTCGAAACACCAGCTTATTCTGCGTTCTTGGATGACGTTATTGCTGATGAGAACTTGGCTAAGTCTGTAATTGAGGAAATGGTTAAGACAAACTCATTGAAAAACGTGGTGAAGTAAAATGTTGAAAGTAATTGATATTAGCTCACATAATCCTATTGACGTAGCGGCACACCCAAATGCGGATGCTGTTATCGTTAAGGCTACTCAAGGGGTTAGCTACATTAACCCTAGCTGTGACTCTCAGTATCAATTGGCTAAATCTTCAGGCAAACTCCTTGGCGTATACCATTACGCTGAGGGGTTAGACCCTGAGGCCGAAGCCGATTTCTTCTATGAAAACATCAAAGGATATATCGGTGAAGCTATCCCCGCACTGGACTGGGAGTCCTATCAAAATAACTCATGGGGCGACCGTGAGTGGTGCTGGCGATTTGTTAACCGCTTCTACAGCCTAACCAATATTTACCCACTTATCTACATTCAAGCATCTGCTTTAGACCAAGTGGCTAATATTGCCAGTACCTGCGGATTGTGGGTTGCTGGTTACCCTACCGACGAAGACTCCTGGGAACCTCCATGTCCATACCCCTACTCTATGGGAGCTTGGTCTGATGTAACCATTTGGCAGTTTACTTCAGGTGGTAACCTTGACCGTAACATCGCTTATATCGATGCCGACGCTTGGGGTCGTATTGCTCGAGGAGATTCTGGTATCGCACCGTCTCAACCCGTACAACCTCCCGCTGAGGAAGAAGTTGTACCACAAGAGTCATATTCAATCCAAGGTAAATCCTTAGACGAATTAGTTACACTTGTTATGGATGGTACTTTAGGTGAAGAAGGTCAACGTAAGTCTCAATTAGGTAGCAAGTACGACTCTGTGCAAGCTATCCTAAACGCACGCTACGACGTTCACACTTATGATGAAGCCATCGATATTCTTGCGGTGGCTGTATTAGCCGGGACATTCGGTAACGAAGACGAACGTAAGACACAATTAGGTTCTTACTATGTTGACGTACAAAACCGCGTTAACAATATTCTAGAAGGTTAATCCTTTAGGTTTTCTTTTTATGACATGGACTATAGGACGGGTAACACCTCCTATAGTTTTTTTCTACAAGGAGGTGCATTATGGCCATTACAATCGTTACAAAGCCGATAGAAGGCTTCGAAGAAGATGCTGATGGCAATGCTAGATTCGTAAACGTACCATCAAAGAAATTCAAAATGGAGCACTCCTTGAGAGCTATTGCTAGATGGGAAGCTATTTGGAAGGAACCATTTCTCAACAGAACTGAACCCCTGACCAATGACATGCTAATCTCCTATCTCCAGTGTATGAATTTCGACAATGAAGACTTCGATGTGTCAATTATCGACAACGATAACATCAAGAAGATATCTGACTACATCTCGGATAAGCAGTCAGCTACTATATTCACGAACACAAGCCCTGACGATAAACCTCAAAGAGGTAAAATCGTTACATCAGAGGAAATCTATGCCCAAATGTTTCTGGGTCAAGTACCGATTGAGTGTGAACAATGGCATATCAACCGTCTACTTATGACCTTACAGGCTATGCGTCATCTCCAAGGTGATACTAAGAAGATGACTCAGAAAGAAACAATGCTTACCAACCACCAAATCAACCAGGCACGTCGTGCTGCTATGAAGTCTAAGGGGTGATATTTATGATAGTAACAACTGATATTACCGGAGACAACGGTTTCGAAAAATGGTGGCGTAAAGTAACTGATGGTAGACTTAGAGCTAAGGCTGAAGAAGTAGGACGTAAGTCCGTTCAGGCTTTTTCTGAGGCGACACCAGTGGATACGGGACGTACAGCACACTCCTGGGAAGCTGACGTTACACAAGACGCTGATGGTGTCTCTATCACAGTTGCAAACACTAATGTCCAAGGCGGATATTTCAATGTGGCGGTGGGTCTGGATACCGGCCACGGTACAGGTACTGGTGGGTATGTCCCTCCTAGACCTTACATCAAACAGACCGAAAGTAAAGTTCTCAAGCAATTAGGCTTAGCAGTAGAGGAGGCGGTTAAATGAGTCGTATCTTAGAAGAGAAAATCGTCGCTCTACGTATGGATGACCGTGACTTTAAAGATAAAGGGAAGGGTATTCTATCATTCTTTGACCGTTTTAAGTCCCACATTAAGTCTTCTGGTAATGCCGACATGCGGGGGACTATCTCTCAGCTTGACCAAGTCGGGAACAAGGTTAAGCAAATCAAAATGGATGCATTACAGTCCGCTGTAGATAGTACCAAAAATAAATTCTCAGCACTTGAGGTTGTAGCAACCGGTGCTTTACTTCGTATCGGTTCCACTGTTGCTGATACGGCTGGGAAATTAGTAAGGAATGCCCTTGGTATCGATGACCTCAGGGCTGGTTTCTCAGAGTACGAGCAGAAAATCGACTCTATCTCAACCATTAAGGCCAACACAGGGGCTTCTACTAAAGAGGTCGCCAAGTATCTTGATGAGTTGAACAAGTATGCCGACCAGACTGTCTATAGTTTCGGGGACATGACTAGAGCTATCGGGTTCTTCACCGCAGCTGGCGTCGGTTTAGATAAGTCAGTTCCTGCTATTAAAGGTCTCTCTAACTTGGCGGCTACCGTAGGAGCTAACAACCAATCACTACAAACCCTCCAGTACCAAATCTCACAAGCTCTGTCATCTGGTGTAGTTCGACTACAAGACTGGCGGTCAGTTGAGAACGCTGGTATGGGTGGTAAGCTCTTCCGTGATGCCTTAGTAAAAGAGGCTAAGGAAGCTGGGACACTTACGGGTAAAGCACTTGAGAAGTATACTACTGATGGTTTCCGGAACTCACTTTCGGAAGAATGGTTAACGGCTGATGTCTTAACCAATGTCCTTAACAAGTTCGCATCTGACCAAACCATGTTGGAAGCGGCTACTAAGGTTCGGTCATTTGGTAAGATGATCGATACCATTAAGGAATCTATCGGCTCTGGTTGGGGTAGAACCTTCGAGTTACTATTCGGTGACTTTGACCAGGCAACTGCCCTGTGGTCGGGTATTACCAACGCCATTACCAAGTACACAGACTCTATCGCTGACAAGCGTAACAAACTCCTTGAGGGCTGGAACCACTGGGGTGGTCGTGACTACATTATCAATGGGTTTAAGGCTATGTTCGCTACTATTGACGCTGTAGCATCAGGTATCGGACAAGGTATTGAGCGTATCTTCAAACCTCTAACTGGTCTAGACCTAGTCGGCATGTCCAAGGCTTTCCATGACTTCTGGGTCGGTTTACTTCCTTCAAAATGGTCGCATGAATACTACCATATGCTGGACTGGTGGGACTCCTTTGCTGGTATTCTGGCTAATGTAGCTGGTCATGGTTTGGATACTCTCAAGTTCATCGGTAAATCCTTAATAGATATTTTCCCAACAGAACTTATCGCTGTGATTATCGATATCATCTGGTATGTAGCCGAGTTCATTTCCATGGTCGGTGACGCTATGAAGCCATTCGATGAGACCAGTACAACTATCAAGAACTCTGGTAAATCCATGAACGAGTTCTTCAAGGGTATTCGGGAGTCTATGGCTAAGTGGTGGCATGCTAACCGTGATGGTAAATTCAAACAATGGGCTACTAACGTAGCTAAAGCTTTACAAACTCTTGACAAGGTATTTTCTACTGTTGGTAAAGCGGTGGGTACGGCCTTTGGGTGGATATTCCGAACCATAAGTGACGCATGGAAAACTCATGGTGTCTCTATCAAAGATATCGGGTCTAAGCTCGGTACTTGGCTTGGCGATATTTGGGGCAAAGTGAAGATTAAGTCACCTGAGTGGCTTGCGACACTTAAGGATGTCTTCTCTAAGGTTTGGGAATATCTCAAGCCACTTGGCGAGAAGGGTTGGGACGGTATTGTAGCCGGTTTCAACTACATTAAAGACAAGCTTATTCCTGCTATCGCTGACGTCTTCAAAGGATTTGAACCTCTCTTAGGCGCTGGATGGGAAAAGATTAAAGGCTTTTTCAAGACTCTAGGCGAGTGGTTAAGTCCTAAAGCTGTCCATGCAGCTGGTGAAGAACTGAAACCTGAAGATGTTTCCGTCAAGGAAGCTGGTTTGAATTCCCTAGGACGACTTGTGGAGTCTATCAAGAAGTTCTACAACGAACATATTGTTGGACTTGAGCCAATTGTTAACGGGTTTACAGTTGCTACACTTAAGTTAGCGATTGCCCTAGTTGCAATCATGTACTTCAAGAAGAAAGTAGATCAACTCTTTAACATGTTTGGCTCTATTGGTAAGTTCTTTGACACTTTAGGTGGCGGTTTAGCCGGTATGTTCGGCTCAATCAAAGGGTTCTTCGACACTCTTAACAAGAACGCCAAGAACAAATTCAAAATGAATGCTCTATTGAAGATAGTCGGCGCCTTAGCTGGTTTAACTATTCTCCTAAAGATACTAGGTAACATGTCCGTAGGGGAAATCCAACAGGGTGGCATGGCCCTAGCTATGTTGTCTGGTTTACTTGTGGGTATCTTATATTTGGATAAGATTATTTCTAACCTAGGTATACCTGGAACGACCTCAGCTATGGAAGGTCTGGGTAAAACACTACTTGGTTTCTCAGCGGCTATTATATCTATTGCTATTGTAGCCCGTTTATTGCGTAACTTACAACCTAGTGAGTTAGCTAACCTCAGAAGTGTGATGATTTACCTAGGGTTCTTCCTGACCAACGTCTACGGTATAATCCGTCTGTTGGGTATTATTCCAGCAGGTGAAGGTAACTTCCACAAGATGGCTGGTACATTCTTTGGTTTAGCCGGGTTACTATTCGTAATGGGTAGAGTAGCTAAGACACTCTCAGGCATTGACCCTGGGTTAGTTCAAAATGCGATAGGTAATATGTGGGCCTTTATCGGTATGATAAGCGCTGTGTTGTTCATCGGTGGATTAGCCCAGAAGATAGGCGGTGGAGCTGTTAAGCTGGGTGGTGTCATAGCGGCACTTTCCGCTTTTATGCTTATCGGTTCTATGATGACTGTACTACTCGGACTTATTCCAGAAGGATTATTCCAAAGAGGTTATAGCCGAATAGTTATGCTTGCTTTACTTATCGGAGCAGTTGAAGTTATCTCTGGTATGGCAGGACATATATCTGGTAGAGGCGGACGCTCATTATGGAAGACTATGCTATCAGCCATATTCGGTATAATCGCCGTTGCTGGAGCTGTTGTAATCCTTGGTATCATACCAGAGGGTATCATGATGCAAGGTATCAAAATAACTGCTCTAATCGCCCTTATTATAGGAGCACTGACTGTCGTAGTTGGATTAGCTAACCGATTAAGTGGTGAGGGGTCGCTTAAAGGTATTTTCGGCTCACTTATGGCTATGGTAACCTCTATGGTCGTTATCGGTTTCCTCGTTGAAAAAATGGGGGCTATTGATGATGGTGTACTTCTTAGAGGTATAGCTGTAGTTGCCGGCATTACCTTATTCGCAGGCGCCTTAGTCTTCATGACTACTAAGATGACTAAGTTGGATGTGGCTGGTCTTAAGACGATGAGTCTAAATATGTTAGCCGCCGTGCTTTCTTTAGTCGCGCTAGCCGGAGTCATCTATTTACTAGGCCAATTAGACCCTGATGTTATGTGGGGTGGAGCACTTGTGGTTGCTTCGCTTACGGTAGCACTGGGGTTAATTAGTAAGTTAATGTCTGCGGTAAAAGGCTCTACTAAGGTCCAGTATGGTCTTCTGGCTAACATGGCCGGTCTGGTAATCGGAACTGTCGCATTAGCATTAGCTGTAGCGGCGTTATCCCGTATTCCGTGGACTGGTTTAGCTAAAGGTGCTGTAACAGTTGGTGTCTTAGCTATCGTTGTCTCTAAATTAGCTGAGTTCGGTGGTAAGCTTAACGGCGGTTATAAAGTTAAATGGAACGTTATCGCTCAGTTAGCTACCTCATTAGTAGGTGTTCTTGCTTTAGCGTATGTCGTAACTCAGTTAGGCACAATGAATATCGGTCAATTGATGCAAGGTATGGCAGCTATTGTAGTACTTGGCGTAGTGGTTTCAGCTTTACAGTATATCGGACAGATAATTGGTAAGGCTGGTAAAGCTAGCTTCGAAAATGCTGCGCAAATGATATCTATAGCGGTATCTATGGTAGCTCTTTCCTATGTATTACAAACCTTATCCTCGATGGACCCTACAGCTTTTGTAGGTGCCTTGGTCGGTATGATTGTAGTATATGGTCTATTGTTCTTAGCCAGCCAGATAGCGTCAAAATTTGGAGATGTCGGTGCCGGACACGTAGGTCTCATAGCCACTGCTGTATCTATGTTCTTAGTAGCTCAGGCTATTAAAGCTATCAACTCCGTTGGTATTATGGAAGCAATTGTTTCTATACTACTATTAATCGGCGCTATAGCCATACTATCGGTTGTGGCTCCGGCAGTATCTACGGCCGGATTCGCTATGCTACCATTTGCGGCAGCATGTATTGCTATCGGTGCCGGGGCATATCTCTTAGTAGAAGCCTTTGAGACTATGTTTAATGGTATTGGTCAGTTCATAGGTGGTATCCTAGATTGGTTTAAAGAGTTAATTGGCGCTGGTAAGGATACTAAGAAATCTCTAGACGGGGTTAAGGAGTCGGCCGCCGGGATATCTTCATCAGGAGGTACCGGTGGTGAAGGTGGTGCTGATGGGTTCGCTGATGAAACGCCTACTCATACTCCTAATCGTGCGACGGCTAAACCTAAAGTAGCTAGCGCAGCTGAGATTAACCCTAATGTCTACGAACCAGCTAAGAAGTCCTTAACCAAACAATCTAACGACTTTTCAAAATATGTAGACAAACTACCTGGTGGATACGGTAATAAGATAAAGATGTTACAAGGTCTTGACATGTCTAACCCTCAGGCGGCTATGAAAGCTATGAAAGAGCTGACTGGCGATGCTAAGGGTCTAGGAGATGTTATGCAAGGTCTTGACACATCTAACATGGACAAGATGTTTGACGACATGAAGGAATTTATGTCACCTGAAGAAATTGCTAAGATGAAAGCTCAGATGTCCGAGTTAACTGGAGCATTCCAATCTCTAGCACCTGAGTTACAGACAGCCTTAGATGACTTCCGGAACGCTATCGCTAACGGTACTGACTTCGATACGGCATTCGCTGACTTACAGTCTAAGTTTGAGGCTGCTGGTATCAAAATACCTGAAGGATTTAAGGAGGCCCTCAAGTCCGCTATGGACTCTGGTAACTGGGATGACCTATATACCTCACTGACAGAAGCCAATCCGGATATGTCTGGGGTTATCGGTAACATCTTAACCCAGTTATCTGGTGGTCAATGGAAACCTAAAGGTACTGAGGTCGGTGGGCAGTTCGCATCTGGTGTATCTGAAGGAGCGTCAGGGGCTTCTGGGATTGATATCCTATCCGGTTTCCTTAACACCTTAGCTGGGGCATCTACAACAGCAGCTATCCAGGGGACACTTGTGGGTGCGGCCTTCTTAGGCGGTGTGGCTACGGTTGACTACGGTACCACAGGCACAGTTATGGCTACGGCACTTATGGACGGGGTCAATACCCAATCAGAGTCCTTTAAGGCTGGCGGGACTACTTTTGGTGGTCAGTTCGTAGCAGGGGTCGCTTCAACCAATCAAAATGCTAACTCGGCAGGTATTACTCTAGCTAGCTCATCTAAGCAAGGGGCATCAACCATATCCATGAACTCTACAGGTTCAGATGTCGGTAAGACCTTTGCTAGTGGGGTAAGTTCTACTTCTGGTGATGCTGCTGCCGCAGGGTCAGCTATTGCTGGTTCAGCTCGTGCTAATGCCTCTATATCTCTCTACGGTGAAGGTATGTGGGCTGGTATGGGCTTCGCGGGTGGTTTGATTGCCTCTGTAGCATCGGTGGCCTCTGCTGCTTATGCTGTGGCTGCTGCCGCTAAGGCAGCCATTACTTCCACCTTGTCTATCCACTCACCATCTCGGGTTATGTTTGGGTTCGGTGCTTGGACGGGTAAAGGTTTTGGTAATGGTATCCTGTCAACAGCCGCATACGTATTCAACGCTGCTAAGACATTAGCTAGCGCTGTTATGGATGCAACCAGTTCAGAAATGGACTCCGTAGTTGGGTCTATGCCTGAATTCAATCCAACAGTAAAACCAGTAGTCGACATGTCTAACGTGACGGCTATGCAAACAGCCCTTGGTGGTGAATATCAGTTCTCAACTGAAGCTACTAACGGGTTGCAGGGTGCGCTTACTGGTGGGACAACAAATATTCATATTCACTTGGATAAAGACGCTAGTGACTATGACATCAGACGTATCGCTGGTATGGTTGAACGTCATATGATTAGCGGTCAGACAACAAGAAATATGGCGAAAGGGGATTACTCACTTGGCTATTTCGCTTAAAAGTGGGGAGTTCGCAATTCTAGACATGAGCCTCGGATATCCTGGGGCTCCTAGAATTCGCTCTTCCGAAATTAACAAGGGTGTATACGTGGCAGAGATGCCTGAAATTGTTACACCTAAACGACGTATGAAACTTGAGAGTGCATTCGGGGTAAGTGGGTCTCTTATTATGGATGAGGGGTCTTATGAACCTACCGAATTCGACTTGAAACTTACGGGTGTCGGGGCTGGACGTGATTATGGTGTAGTTACAACCCATGCCTTATTTGACGCCTTTGATGAAGCCGATTGGCTTCCTGTGGTATTTTACTTCGACCCAGGTAAGGTCTATTGGGTTATCATGACGGACCCACCTAAGGTTGAGACTAAATTCTACTACGATGGCTTTACCAATATCTCCATGACTCTAACCTGTCTACCATTTAAGACATTTTTAGACGCTCCTGTAACCAAACTAGGGCCATCGCCAATCTTAACTGAGAAGACAGACAAGACAACTATCCAAATTGCTAACCCATTCCGACATGATGCTTTTCCAGATATCTTACTCTGGCCCGACGCTACCAACAAGGTTAGGCTTAACCTTAAGTTAGGTGAGTATGAACTCAATGTCCAGGAAATCCAAACGGTTAATCCAATTCTAATCAAGACTGGGGAGCGTTGGTGCGGTTTAGCTGAGGCTAGAGATAAATTCAAAATGAAACCTAAGGAGTACATTACTGACCTACGACAAGACCTAACTAACCGTGTTAACATAGGATTTTATGAGAACCCTAGGTTCTGTATCCCCGGTAGGAAAGCTGGACAGATTGTATTTGCTGGTAACTACGCTAAAATTATAATTAGATGGAACTGGAGGTCGTTAACATGATACCACATCTATATCATCGCTCTCATGCAACTATGAATGGGATTATCCCAGATGCATATGCGGACGATGCTATCACGTGTGAAGTTTTAGACACGCTTAACGGTGCTCTAGAGCTTGAACTAGAAGTTCCATATACTCAGCGTAATATCAAATGGTATGAGAAAGAGACTATCATTGGTGTTGATATTCCCGACCGTGCCTACATTGAGATGAATGAGAAGCATCAGTTCTTCCGCGTTTATGACGTAGAGAAAGACTTAGCTAGTATGAAAATCAAAATGAAGGCTTTCCACGTTTCTAACCTATTAGCTCAATTGCTTATCATCGCTAGTGACCGTGTACTCAGTGGCGATATTGCTGAACTTTGGTCACCAGACTCAGTCGTACTTGAGGGTGGTACTGTCAAATCAGTTGATGCCGAAGTGGGCGTCTCTAAGCACTTGCGGTACGAGCGTAAGAACTGGCTGGAAGCGGTTATGGACGAGAAGGAAGGCGTCGCTAACAAATTTGGTATGGACGTTATTCGTCATAACCATGGTATTAAGCTAGTTAAGAACCGTGGTGTGGTTGAGGCTCATGTTCGACTACATGCAGAAGCTAATATCAAGAATGTCAATATTCAAGAGAAGCTGACTAACCCCGTTATTGCTATCTTACCTTATGCTAAGATTAATGTTGACCAAATAAAGCAACGTGAGGAACAGCGTAAGGAGAAACTGGAGAAAGATAAGAAGAAAGGTCAGAAACGTACCAAGGCTCAAATTGAGGCTGATAAGAAGGCTAAAGAAGCCGCTAAGAAAGCTGAAGATGATGCTAGACGTGCTAAGAAATTAGCTGGCGACAATGGTGACCGTTATATCTATGGTAACGTAGTCAAGTCTCCTTTATTTGCGGAGTATCAAACTGGCGTTATTATCCCAGTAGACTTCTCAGGTAAAGACCCTGACCACAAGAACAAAGGGAAACTTGAGGAAGATGATGATTACTTCCGCGTGGAGACTGTAGAAGCTGTTAATGAGGTAGCTCGTAACTACTATCAATGGGAAGAAGCCAAGAATATCGATAAACCATCTTATGAGTTCTCTATTGATATGATTGAACAACTTCCTAAAGACCTCTATGACTCTCTACGATACTTGTCATTGGGCGATGAGATTACACTTGTGAGCCATAAATATTATATGGATATCAACGCACGTGTAACCAAGATTACCTGGGATATCCTAACTGGTACTAAGAAGAATATTACTGGTGGGACATCTCGAAAGACGGTATACGAGGAAATTCGTAAATCTGTGGAAAATCTCAAGTCTGATGAGAAGGATAAGTGGGTCGATGAGGTAAATGAGAACCTCTTGAAACAATTTGATTCTTTCGCAAACTCCATGCAGGACAGTGCTGACGGGAAGAATACTATATATTCCGGCCCAGATGAGCCCACAGGAGCACTTGTGGAAGGTGATACTTGGTTCAAAACCATGCCTGATGGTAAGAGAGACCTCTATATCTGGAATGGTACAGAGTGGGCTAAAGTCGACTTCAACGGTATAGCAGAGGAGATTGAGCGACAGTTCAAGGAAAATGATGACTTGTGGTCAAAATCAGTTGAGCCACGAATAGCTGCTCTGATGAAAGAGCGTATTCCTATAGGTATCGACGAATATCTTAAGGATTACCGTACTGTCTGGGAGCCAGTTAACTTGTTATACCCTGACAAGAACTATGTCTTCGATTTACGAACCTATTCAGGTTTCGGACAAGCTCAGATTTCAAAATACCAAAAACAAGGTGTTATTCGCTTTACTCCTGGTGATACTAACGTTGGTATGGAAGTGTTGAACTATGAGTATAATATGAGTAAGTTCATTGATAAACATCGTAAGGACGTATTAGACTCCAAATCACTTGGGGCTATGCCGAACAACTTCGATGCTAACACTTATATTCTAGGTTCCAACGAAGGGTCTATTATCAAATCGACCGATTTACCTGATAGACGGTATCCTTTAGCCTGTGTTATGGTAGTTAAGTACGAAGACGATAAGAGGGTTAACCGTGAGCGTAATATTCCGTTTAGAGTGCATAAAGGCGACCAAGTAGTTGTGTTAAATATAGATGATGCTATTTTCGAACAGTACAAGGTTCGGTCTATTAGTATCGATATTTCCATTCCATCTCTAGACATATTCGAATTCCGCGTTGACTATCTCTATAAGGCTACTTCTAAGACGCTTATTAACAACGGTTATATTCGTGATGTAACGGTCGATGACCCTTATGGGAAACATCCACGGGCCACATATTCTAAGAATGAAGAAGGTCAATATCATATTAAGGGTACTACTGGGACCAGTAAGGCAGCGGTAACGTACTCATTTGCCTACAACTTCAATCAAAGCGTAACTGAGAACTGGTTAAACACTCACGTAGGTAAGACAATCGTATTTGATGTATCTTATAAGGTTAATTCTAACCTTACTCCAGCTGAATACGCTAGTCGACCATCGGTTATATATACCAGTGGTAACGACTCATCGGCTTGGGTTGATGCTATACTAGATAATAGATGGCATAGACTTATGTTGGCCTATAAGATACCTAATATACTTACTAATGTTTGGTACAGTAAACAGTTTGGTATTAACCCTGGTATAGCGACACCAGGTAAGACTTCAAACATAGAGGTTGAACTCTTAGTTAACGATATCTTCATCACTGACCAGAACAACCTCAATCGCTATATTGTTAACGATATGCGTCGTTATAAGAACGACCCTACAGTAGGACAACTCATGAACCAGACAGGTCTATTGCAGTCCCTGGATTTACAGGAGACCTATAACCTGGGTAAGATGATGAAGTTCACACGGGATTATCTCAAGACTTCTGAAATCAAGCAGGATTTGGACTCTATCAAGGCTACTGTACGTGAAGATATGGCTGGGAAGCTAGCTCAGTTACGTATTGAGGCCGACGCCATTACCAAAAATATCTCCAATATTCGCTCAACCTACCAAACAGTAGCTTCGGCTGAAGGTGAGATACGTAGTGTACGTGCCGCTATTAATGACCGAGCTAGAGCTATAGAAACCCGTATCACGCACTTAGCGGACTCGTGGGCTGTAAGGCAGTTGAATTCGAATGGTGATATCATTAGTCAAATCAATATGACTAATGGTAATATCAAAATCGATGGTAAGAGCTTACGTATCACAGCTAACACGGTAATCGACAACGGTACTATCAAGACAGCTATGATTGGTCAAGCTCAAATCACAGGCGCTAAGATAGCACAAGCAACTATTGAGTCAGCTCATATTGTCAGTCTGGATGTCGGTAAGATATCGGGGTCTGCCGCTGAGTTTGCTTCTGGTAAATTTGGGCAGGCAACCATCAATAAGATTATTACTGATGGTATTCGTATGAGAGGTGACCGTAACTCCCAAGGTGACGCTATATTACAATTCTCTCAAGGATATATGGCAGTTGACTTCTCTAACCAAGCCGGTTTGAACAGTGGGTGGGCTACTCTTCGGGTAGCTGGACGTATACGTGCGGGTATTCGTATCAACGGTCGGAACTACCAGGATAACCCAGCTGGTATATTCGGTGGTGTTCCTGTTATGACTAACGCCTATGAGGACGACCCTATCGCTCACTTCGATAATAATAACCGTATTTGGCCTATATCCTTTATAGGTCTAACCCAAAAGAATGGCGTCTGGTACCTTATCGGTGAAGACGGCGGTAATGGTCGACAACATCGCTTCTGGATTGAGGCTAACCTAGCAGCCAACCAATCATTTGGTAGTAAGAAATTCCCAAAATCATCATATCCTAACACGAACTGGTTGACTATTGGGTTATAAGAAAGGGACGATAAGAAAATGGAATTAGAAAACTTTAAGATTGTTGAGGCTCAACAGGCATTTCAAGGACTACTTAACTTGGAATTTACAGGAGCTACTAGCTTAGTAATCGCTAAGGTATATTTGGAATTAACCAAGTTAGCCGAACCAATCTTATTAGCTTTACCTAAAGTAAACCCAGAAAATATGACTGAGGAACAAAAGGCTAAGTACGAGGAAATCCTCTACGCCAAGACTGATATTGGAACACCCCCACAGTTATCCTATCATATCTTCGACAACGTCCAAGTGACACCAGCCACACTTATGGCTATCCAAGACTTTATTAATATGGAGGACTAAACCATGTCAGATTTCAAACAATTACCTGTATTAAAAATTATCGGTCGTGACCCAATTTGGGGTGAAGACGACCAACACAACCAGAAGATTACTGGTATCCGGTGGACAGCCCGCTGTGAGTCACCGTTTGTCTTAACTATCCAATGTACAGCTGAGGACTTCTCTGCAGAGCCTATGAAGACTACTGACGAGAAACTGATTGAGATGACTATCGAACAAATCGCTACTAACTTAGTTCCTAGCTATGCTGAAGCACGTAACGCGAAGGCACTTAAGGAACTTAAGGGACTCTTAGACAAGGCTAACTCCAACTACAATCAAATTCGTGATGTCTTGAATACCGTTGAGACGGCTGCTACTGACTTGCGTATGAAGCAAGAGGAGTTTAAGGCTAAGGAATTCCAAGCTGAGAAGTCTCGTGTAAACTTCGCTGGTAATATCCTGGAATATGGTAACCTACCAGAACCTGCTCAGAAGGGTATCCTAGAATCACTTCCGGGCTATCGTTCAGACGGTATCTACAAGGCTGGGGATTACGTTGTATACAACGGGGGTCTCTATCAGTTGATTGTGGATAACAGCGACATCAAGGGCGACCTGAGTCAACAACCTAAGTCATTCCGTCGCGTTATCTTCGCTAAGAAAGACTAGTTTACTTGAGGGCCTCGCGCCCTCTTTTTTTTACACACGCTATAGTGAAAGGTAAATGACGCCGGACTAAGTTGAAGCTTATGGTTTCTAGACTTACGCCCGATGAGGAGTAAATCCGTTCATGGTTTATGTTAAGCTATGGGTCATGAATTCACGTCTTATCTTTTTTTTTCTACGCACCTGATAGTGAAAGAAAACCAAAAGGAGTGTTTTGTTATGAAAAAGAATATTAAAGTTGTGTTACTTGTTATTGTGGCGATTGTGTTATTTGCGCCTGTAATTAACTACTCAGCTAGAGAAGTTAATGAAGAGGCTCGGTATACTCAATATACACAATATAAGAACTGCTCTTTAGTAGAGTTATTATTCATGAGAAAGTTTATCCAACCTTATAAGGTTGTTCGTTCATATTACTAGAGACCATGTGGTCTCTTTTTTTTTACACGCACTATAGTGAAACATAACAAAGGAGTTGTTTAATTATGAAAAAAGTTTTATTCGTATTAGTTGCTATTATTTGTGTTGTTGGTGTGGTGAAGGCCGTGGAGGTTGTCGCTAATAGAAACCAACCTAGTGTAACAAGTATGATGAAACAATATATTATGACTGAAAATGTTATCAAAGAAAGAGTCCTTAACGAGACTCGGAGATAGCACGTGCTATCTTTTTTTCGAATACTATAGTGAAGGGGAGACCCTATCATGAAAATACAAGGAGTGTTTTATAATGAAAAAATTCGTTTCAAAAATTCGTCAAGTTCTTGATGGTTTATTAGGTATTGATGGTGTCGATTATGAAATCGCAATCGAACCGACTCATACTGTGTTTACGTTGTTCTATACAACTCGAGACCGAGATGATTTGTCGGTATTACGGTTCATGCACGCTATGAAAGACTATGAACCAACAGTTCTTACGGTGGAGAACGAATACGTTGAAGTAAGCGTTAAGCTAGACTTAGGTATTCATGGTTTAATTAAGCGAGTTAAACTCGTAAAAGATGAAGGAAAAGAGACAGTTACTATCGATACAAAATTTGTTTTGGAAGCCTTAGATGCTGTGATGGAGGTTCACAAAAGGTTGAAAGATGTAGAAGGGGTTAACTACTACATTATCGACCAGGGTGACACTATTCGTATCACTGGTATTCCAATTAGTAAAATCGAAAGTTAATCTCTTTAGCGGCCACGTGCCGCTTTTTTTGCACGGCGTATAGTGAAAGGAAGTGTATAAAAATGGATATTAAAGAAAACATCATTTTAATGACAGAGACTTATTTCGAGTTGAGAAAACAATTAGTTTCTCTTACGGAGGATTTGATGAAATACCATCTGTCCGTTGAGGGTTCTGAGCCACACGCTTATGAGGAAGGCAAAGACTTGATGTTCAACGGTATGATGGAATTAGTTTCATCTGTAGGAGTTGAGTTATTCTCAATCGAACATGGAGTCGATAAGATGAGTGTAGAATATCTGCAAGATAAACTTCAGGAAATTAAAGAAGCGCGATTGAATATAGCAGAAAGCTTTATTAATGGTGTGTGTATTGATACATACATGTTCATTGATAAAGACGGAATGAGTCTATATTCAGTCCAAAGATAGCCACGTGCTATCTTTTTTTTCTCAGCCCATAGTGAAAGGATGTGTATTATTATGAAAAGAGTTATGGAGAAGTATAACGCATTACCTAAAGAGGAACGTGATAAATGGGATAAGGTTATAATACCAATTATTCTGGTATACTACCACATTGTTATTTACAGTCTATGGATTGTAGGAACAGTTGTGTTTGGTATAGCCGGGGCGGTATTAAACCCTGACTACCCAGTTTCTGGTTTCTTCTTAGGTGCCCTATGCGGCTTATCCTTAGGAGGATACATTATCTATCAAGGTGAATGGCTGTGATTTACTCACGGTCATTTTTTTATCACGTAGCATAGTGAAGGGCATAGCCCTATCAACATTTAAGGAGTGTTTAATATGGAAAAGTTTTTGGAGTCACTAGCTGTTGAGCTAGCTACTTTAGGCGTTAAAGATAGTAAGGCAAATTTCAGACTGGGTTGCGACAAATCCGGTATCTATGTAGACGTTTACAAGATAAACGGCGTAGATGACCGTGATGTCATCAAAGTCATGAGCCATTATACTATGTTTAACCCAACTGTACTAGTTGTGACGGAGGATTTAGTGTCGTTCAAACTTACCGCAGACCTAGACTTAGGTCCACACGTAAGGAGTGTTGGTTTAACAAAGACAGGAGATAGCTATATTGCTTATACCGCATTAGAGTTGAACAACGAGACACTTGATATTACAAATAAGATTATTGCACGAGAAATCAATGCGTCATATGAATTGTCGCATGTTATCGGTGATAAGGTTCTTATCAATATCAGGGGCGTTGATGTCTCTTATGCATTTAAGGATATTTAATCTCCGGCGGCCACGTGCCGCTTTTTTTTTACACATCTTATAGTGAAGGGGAAACCCTATCAAAACTTTTAAGGAGTGTTTTATAATGGAAAACAAAATGGATATTTTAGGTCGTTTATTTGGATTAGCAAGCTCTACAGTTTGTGTGGACTGCTGTGTGACTACACCGCATATTGATGCGGCATACACGGAGTTCGTGGAAACTGCTGGAGGCGAAGATATTATTCAAGAAATGGCTAACCAGGGTGTAAGATATATTAAGACTGACTTAAATGGAGTTGATTTAGTTATTGATGAAATTTATAGTCTTGTTCGCGAGAACGAAGGTGAGATGTCTATTCAATGCTGGTTACGTAGTAATGGCGATGTTGAGTTTATTATCTTGGATAATGAAACAATGTCCCTAGCTTATGAACAAGCAGAAGATATTCTTATCGATCTTGCAAGCAACTAATTTCAGAGGCCATACGGCCTCTTTTTTTTTATCACACTCCATAATGAAAGGAGTGTATTAAACTATGTTTTTAATCGTTATTTTGTTAATTATTATGTGGACATTTATTTTTGGTCTATTGTTGAGAGGTGTAGGTAAATTACCTAAAGTCATTCAGGGGGTCTTTGGACTCTTCGGTGGAATGGCTGGGAGTTTATTATTAATTATCCTGACAATACTTATCTTGATAACCACACTATTAATGTAAAAGGAGGGAACGTAATGTTTAAACTTTTAAGTAGATTTGTGAGAAACCTATCAGTTGCTGGTTTACTAATGTTTGGATTTGATTATTACTGTAGAAGTGTAATCGAATCCTTACGCTGGCTTAAATCAAAATTTCAATAGGTTTTTAGTGGCCACACGGCCACTTTTTTTTCACACATTATAGTGAAACGGAAACGTTGAAATTTTATTAAGGAGGTTTTTACCATGACAGGTAAGAAACGTGTAAATGAAAATGTAGAAGTTGTCGAAGTAGTAGCGGAAGCTACTGAGAAGAAGGGCTTGTTCACCCAACTCGTAGATGGAGTAAAATGGACAGGTAACTGGTGTCGCAGACACTGGAAAGGTTTGGCTATCAGCACAGCCACAATCGGTGCTGGACTTTATTTAGGCGCTAAAATCGCCGAAGAGGACGAGGAGGAAGTTTACCTTATTGAAGTTGAAACTGAATTGGAAGATGTCGAAGATATTTCTGAGGACGATGAGTCGGAGGAAGATTACGATAATGAAGAAACAGAAGAAAGTAATTATGAGGAGACTGAGGACTAACGTCCTCTCTCTTTTTCTTTAGGAGGTAAAGTTATGTTTATTGAAGATATTGTAGAATTGGTTAATAAGTTTACTCATGTAGGTATCACCGACTTTAAAGTAGAGTTTCGAGATGGATACTTGTGGATTTATACAAAAGATAATATTATTATAAAATCCAGAACAGGTAATAGAGTAGGACCTGATATGCTTTTAGATGAGGAATACGTCACAGAACTAGCTTTAGGAACATCCGAAATTTTAGCTGATGGAAAGGTGTACCATAAGCAGTATTCATATGACGCGAAGAAAGAAGATATTAGAAAAATCGTTCAAGAAGAGATTGAGAAATATATGGAGGAGCGTATTAAAGATGTCAGAATTGTTATTAAGTAAACTAAAGGAAGAGTCTGTTCAAGCACGGACTAAGATGTATGACATGTTATCAATGCTGCGTAGACGTGGTGTTACTAGTGGTCTATTAACATTCGGTTATGGTCGCTGTGAGGTAATGTTTTGGGTTGGTAAAGAAGAGATTTTCAGATGTATATCAGAAAAGTATGATTTATTACTAGGTGAGCCAATCAATATGAGTGAGTTGCTCAGAAGTGTTATTCATATTGCTTTTCCGGATACTAAAAGTGTACATACGTTTATTTTTACCGAAAACGGAATAGAAATTAGAGGTCGTGATAGCAATGGTATTATACGTTACACACCATTCGATATTTCTGAGTTATTGTACGAACTAAAATTTGAAGGGATGGAGTAAAATGAGAATCAATTTAGGCGTTAGTCCTGACGAAAATGTGTTATTAAGAAAGATGATGGCTGATGAAGATGTAAAGAATGCTATATTGGAACTTGGAAAACTGGTATGTAAATGCGGTAACGAGCGTGATTTTATCAGTATTGTAGGCGACATTATGTTTATAGGTACATCTAAAGATGAACATACTTTAAAATATATGCACAATATTCCTTATGACCGTTCTTTTAATATGGTATACAATATATCTACTAAACATAAGCACGGTCTTATATTACGATACACTGATAAACACTTAAACATACCACCTATGATTATGACTGTAGAGCGGTTATGGCAGACATCCACAGACGTTCATGTCAGATTTAAGGTATCTACCTTAGATGATTTTCGTGAATTAGTTATCAATGATTTTGGATTAGATTTTTCAAAGGAGGTTCTTAAATGAATAAAGCATTTTCAATTGACGCTTATACAACATATGAGCAGTATGACACACGGGGTAACAACCTAGTTATTATCCCATTTGACTCCGTGACCGACACGGATATTTACACGGTTACTAGTGGGATTGAGAATTCAGGTGGAATTATCATCTATGGCGGGCAGTTACGTACAGTCCGACGCATGGATAGCCGCCTGGACGAATACCGAAATCTCTACGATATTATCTTGAAATTGGAGGACAAATAATGACACACGACGCAGTAGAAAGACCAAAACATTACCCAGCAGATTTCTTCAACTCTATCTGCTTCTCACTAAATCTAAACAAGAACGACATTGTTTTCTTCAACGTACTCAAATATGTAGTACGCCATGAGGACAAGAATGGACTTGAGGATATTCGCAAGGCACTCAAGTATCTACGCATGGGTAAATTCGAACAACCTATCGAACTATACAAGACCCGTCATCTGGCTACAGTCCCTAGTGACGATAAGGGTCTCTATAAGGAATGTATGGAGTGCGTCCGTATCTTCAAAGAGTATCGCAATCACAAGTACCTTAACAAGCTCTATAGTGTTATTTGGCTCTATGGTTTCAAGAAGTATAAGGTTTTACTAGAGGAGCCGCAAAAATAACACAGCTTATAGTGAAAGGAGTGTTAATATGCTAAAATTTTGGAAGTGGAAAAAGAAGGAATCATTGGACAAGAAACTTGAGGAAGACTTAATGAGTCGAGTCGACAAGTTGTCGAATGAGGAAGTCATTAAATTAGCTGAGATACGGGAAGGCCGAAAGGCCTCTAAACGCAATATCTGGAATACAGTTATTGGAAGCGTCATTGGACTGTTGGGGACTGGGTTTGTTCTATATTACGAACAACTTAACGTCATCACGTCTAAGGCTTTCAATAGCTGGTTTAGGAAAAATGTTTAGGGGCCACACGGCCTCTTTTTCTTTGAAAGGAGTGTATTAAAATGAAAGAGTTATCAATGACAGTTTATCTAATCTTTATGTTCGCTACTACTTTAGTGGCCGGTTTATACGGAGGTCTACGTAAAGGATTTGCTATGCGTAAGATTACGTCATTTGGTCAAGGGTTTAAAGAGGGGTTTGTTAAGGATGCTGCTATCGTAGCCTTATTCGAGACAGGCTTCTTTATTTACTTCTGGTTCACGCTATGGGGGAAGATGTAGATGATTACGTTTATTGTTTCGATTATTATAGTATTACTTGTGTTCGCTCTGATAGTTACGGATGGTTCACGTAATGCTAAGGAAGCTATTAGCGATTTCCTATTGATGACTCTAATGTTTACTATAATTAGATTTATAGCTTATTTGACATTTGGGGTGTAAGTATGGCAGGATTATATTATGCTGGTGTATTATCTATGATGTTGATAGCATTCGCGACTCTATATTTAGGGTCAGGCGAAGATCGACTATCTACAAGTGAACGATTTAGTATGTTTGTCGTATTCTTCGGCATATTAGGGTCAGTCTGGACGGTATTCTACATGTTCCTATTACTGATACAACATTTTATTTTAGGAGGTTTGAAATGACACATTTGAGAATTGTGGCTACTATTGGCGTATTCATCATGTTCGCCGGTGGTCTACTCCTATCCGAACTTATCTACAAGCGGGCTATTAAGAACTCTCTTGACGATGAGTATTCTATCGGATATTGGCACGGACACCGTAACATGTATCGTATTTCTAGCCTAGCACTTGCTATCGTTGGGAGTGTTGGATTATGGATAAATTAGATTATCTAGGCGAAGAGCGTCTACACGTTATTCGTAAGATTGGACATATTATCTCACCCAACCAGTTCTTCGTTGAGGTGTATCGTAATTCTATGAGAATTGAGGTTAGTGAGACTTTACCGGCCACATCCTTTATCCTTTTAAAACAGTTTATCGAGGATACTTTTGGGGATAGTGCGTGCTTAGTTGTGAACTATTGGAAACTCAGTATCCATATTAAGGCCGACCCTATGCGGTTCCTACGAGCTAATCTAAGCGATGGGTTTGAGTTTATCCAGCTTAGATGTAAGGGTGTGCATATTGAGAACATCGCCTATGGTAAATACGAAAGATTTGCAGACGCAACAGTAAAGAGTTTTAAAGAAAAGAGGTTATATTGATGAACGAGCTACAGTGGTTCAACAAAGTGTCGTATATTATGGTAAATCTCAGAGCAAATGAGAAAGAGGTTAGCATCTATAATAAGAGAGTTCGTATCACATTAACTGATGTAAGTAATGACGTGTTAAGAGACGACTTACATTTTATAGCGCATACAATCAGTCTATACAAAGGTTCTGAATTAGATGTAGAGATGCATGCTTGGGGTCATAAGAATCGTTTAAGATTGTATTTCGACTTCCGAAGTAACTTGGATAAATTATTAGGTCGTTATGCAAGGAAATATGACTCAATGCCTTAGGAGTTGATATTATGCTAGGTCGTGGACAAGGTATCTACGCTTCGATTCAATATGTATACTTCTTAGAGAGGATTAGATTGATTAAGGTACGTAGTGTCCTTCTTGGTAAATGTGATATAGTAATAGATAAGGAGTTGTTTAAGAAATGAAAGACCCTGAATATGATGACTCAAATTGGCGGATAGATTTAGATGATGTTATGAAAGAATACGACCAAGACCGAGGTGGAGGTATCGTTGTAGACTCTGCTGATACATATCGTGGTCTAGTTATGTTAGGTTCTATGATTACAAATAGAGCTCAGGAAACTGCTAATACTCTCAATCGATATAATAATGTACTTGTGGATAGTATGATTGAGGGTAAGAAGGGAAAGTTCCAAGATGACGTACATGAATGATAGTATAGATTGGATTGGGGCTAAGGAAGCCCGTATGAGAAAAAATGAAGAGGAGAGTAAGAAAATGAAAGTCGAAAAGAAACCAGAAACAGACTTAATTATCGATAGAATTGAGCGTTCTAAGCAAACAAACCGTATGCCAAGCGCAGACTGGTTTAGAGAGAAACTGGGTGTTAGTCAAGGACTGGCTGACAGATTTGAAGGATACTGTAATCCTAATGAGGCTAGTAAGGCTATTCGGGAGTATCGCGAGAAGAATGGTTTATCAGATGATGTCCCGTTATGTAATAAAATTCGTGATGTACTTGAAAGTAGTGGTTCAATAGTTAATGAGATATTGGAAAGTCTTCGTGAAGGTAAACTCACTACAACATACCTTCGTATCTATAAAGTAGATGAAAACATGCTTGGGTTATCATTGCTTAGACTATATTCTAGTATCGACGCTACGAATACTTATGAAAACGAATTCGTAGGTTACTTCAAACTGGACGAAGCGGTTGATATAATCGTCGACTTCTTCAAAACCAAGAAGATTTCAAAGTTATTACTTGAGAAAGAAATTGCTAAAGTTGTCCATCGAGCAGTAATCTTTAAGGGTATTGAGATGATGGAGGAAGAAGAGAAAAAGCTAGCTGCACGAGAGGCCATTATCGACATGGCTAAAGGTTTAGGTAAAGTAGAAGGAAAGGAAGAAAACAATGCATGAACATTTCGAACCTCATGTTCAAAAGATACTTAAGGCTTGTGCTTCATCCTCTGCCGCTAAGATTGAACTTGGGGTCAGTCGTACTAGTCTTATCATTTTAGTAGAAGACGTTAACCGAGATATCTGTCGAAAAGAGACACTTAAAATCAGTGAGTATTTTGAAGACGGGGCCTTGGAGAACTTAAGTGAAACTGAATGGAGTCACGCCGACCCATTTATTCGTATGTACCTGCCAACCCATAACGTACGCCAGGATGGCTCCTATCGTATCTGGGTAGAGTTCAATCGAGGCGACCAGTTGGTCAAATTCACAACACATTCCAACATCCGTCTGGGTGGTAAAATGGTACCGATGACAGTAAAATTGATGGAAATGACTCGTGGTCAAATCCAAAATATGGAGGTAAAATAATGGCAAAAAACAGCGAAAAACAGGTGTTTACGACCGAGGCTGAAGAAAGACATGCTGAAGCCGCTAAAACGCCTGTAAGGGCCCAAAAAATGGCTAAAAAAGGCATTCTAGAGCGTACAGTTCGGGCATTTTACGGTGAGACCGGCCCTAAAGGCTTTTGGGGACATGTAGCGTCTGATATTGTCCGTCCTATGGTGCAAGATATGGTCTACGACGGGATTACGTCCGTCTTCTCCTTCATCGGGGATAGTATCTTCACAGCCTTTGCTACAGCACTCTACGGAGAGGACTCACGGGACTTAGGGTCACGTCGTAACAACCTACGAACCTATCGTGGGCGTAACAAACGAGGCAACACTAACCGGGTTCGCTACAACGATGTAGCTGGGAAATACTCTAACTACCAACGCACAGGTAGCGGGACTACAGATTATCCAGACCGATACACAATTCGTGACCGTTATGATGCGGATAAAGTCCTATCTAACCTACGTCGTGATATCGAGGACTACGGTTACGCAACCTTACATTACTACTACACGCAAATCGGAGCACCTACTGACCGTACGGACAAGCAGGTTGGTTGGAGCGACTTGACACGTGCATCAATTCGTCCGAAGAGTGGGGAATTTGAGATTATCTTCCCGCCACTTGAGGATATTTAGGAGGAAACTTATGAAAGCAGCTAAACGCTGGGCTATATTCGCAGGGTTCTTGGTGCCTATCGGAATCGCGACCTTTACGGCTACACAAACCGACCCTGGTATATCTGTCCGGTCAGAGCAGGTAGACTCGTTACGTAAGTTCAAAGGGAACATCGTACGAGGCGGTAATGGATATTATGTCATCCTAAACTTTCAGCTAGATATCAAGCATCCGGAGCGTATCGCAGTTGGAGACCGACGGTCATATCCTATCTATGGTAAAATCAAAGTTAAGGGTCTAGAGGGCTCTATCCACAACGGTAAAGGTGTCAAAACAACCACTGGTTTCTCCCTATCTGAGGATAACCAAACTTTACTGGTGGATATGGAGGCTTTCAAACACGAGAAAGGCCCATTTTCAGCATCCGTTTACGTAATCGGTGAGATTACAGATATTCAAGCCGGTATGACAGAAGTTACTATCGGTAATACACAATACTATTTCGAAAAAGAGGAGAGATAAATATGTTAGCAATTTTCACAAAAGTAGCAGATACAGCAGTTAAGGTGGGTCATTTGGCAGCCAAACACAGTCCGGCCCTTCTAGGTGCTGCAGGTTTAGTCGGTATCGGGGTCACTACTTACACTTCTATCAAAGCCGCTAAGAAAGTCGAACAGATTATTGAAGATGTAGAAAACGACCAAGCTATGGGGTTACCAGTCGATAACCAACAAGTTGGTGTTAACGTTATCAAGGCAGTTGCGCCTGCAGTAATCTCAGGAACAATCACAGTAGCCTGCTTAGTAGGCTCTTACATGATTTTAAATGGCCGTCTGAAAGCAGTATCAGCCGCTATGGGTGTCCTAGCTGAGCAATTCACACGCTACCGGAATAAGGTACGGGAAGAATATGGCGTAGAGAAAGACCTAGAGTTCATCGAGGCTACCAAGATTGATGAGGATGGTCATGTAACTCAAAACCTAGAGACCGACTGGATGAACGGTGTATGGTATTCCTTATCTGATGAATACGTACGTGACAACATGGATTACAACCTTATCGTTATTAAGGAAGTAGATAGCCGTCTCTTCGACCTACGTCAACGTCGTGGTTTCTTAACTGTAAACGATATGTTCCGTGAGTTAGGTATGCCACCAGTAGCTGAGGGGAACGACTGGGGTTGGAGAACGGGTGATGGTTTCTACCTAGCTTGCGACCCAATCAACAACACTGACGACGAAGACGGTTGGTTATTCAAAGATATCTTCCTACGTTACCCAGCACCAAGCTATATCGTAGGAATTAGCTAATAGGAGTGATATGAATGTATAAAGTAATGAAGTTTGTGGGTGTGGGGCTCTTAGCAGTCTCCGCCTGCGCTTCTGCGTATATGTTATACAAGGAAGTAAAGCGTATTAAGAAAGAGATTGATGAAGAGCGTGCATCTGATGCACCTGTAGATGAAGACGCTGGCGACAAGGTGGTTGTATTTGACCCATCAGTACGCCAAGCTAAGAAAGGTTTAGATAGTCGTCGTGACTACCATAAGATTGAAGCTGTAGGGGATAAGTTACCATCTATTGACTCTATATTAGCTAGTGAGGACTGGGAAGACCCAGAAGACTATATTCAAATTGAGAACACCGAAAAGGTAGAGGAGGGAATTATGAGACGAGATGGTAACAGAACAAGCGATTGGATTAACTATATGAATAGCGAGCTGTGCGTCTGTGTAGACGCGAACGACCGTTTACTGCTAGGTCAGTTATTCTCAATTGCAGTGAATTTAGATGGGCGTGACGAGCGTATTATTGGCTCTATTCAAGACGAGCGGAATAACTTCTTTGGTACTGGTGGGGAATACAGCGATATGATTACTCACAAGTCTACCATGGCAGAAGTCATTCTATATTTCGCTAAGAAGATGGCTTATGAGACTGATAAGGAACCGGGTATTTACGTGGAGCAGTTGTTGATTAATGGTTATAACGATTGTGAACAGGAGTATACAGAGCTCTTCAAACGGACTCATGAGGTACTGGTGGATGCTTACGAGCGGAAAGGTAAGATTGGTTTATTTGCCCTGGATTATGACCTGGTTGACCATGAGTATTTCAGCCTTTTACAACAGTATAACGAGTGGTTATCTGTATGGTCCGAAGAGGTAAATGAGCAGTATCCATATCACCCAGAAGAGGACTCAGATGACGAGGACGATTACCCTTTTTAGAGGTTGAAAATGCAGATTTTGCGGGGTGAAAAAATTTTAGGGGTGAAAAAATAAAAGCACCCCGACACAAAAATTGGGGTCTTATTTAGAATAATTCTAAGAAAAAAAGCACCCTTTTACAAAAAGCACCCCTTTTTGCACCCCTCAGAAACGTTGATATGACGCGGTTTCTAGGGGGTGGGGTGAAAAAAAATGAAAATTTTACATTCTTTTTCTGAAGTTAAGGAATCCTTAAATATAAAAAAAGAATGCGATTTTTACAAAAAAAACCACCCCTTGCATTTTTGAGCAATTTTTAGGGACTTTAGGAGGTGATAGAATGACCCTTGATTTTTACCAAATTTGTGCAGAAGAACAAGCTAACAATCGATGGAAAAATACAGTTACTGTTCGACCTGAGTTTCTCTATGGACGAACTAAGGACTTGGTATGTAAAGGCGGTGACTTCTACGCATTTTGGGATGGGGAAACATGGGTGACTGAACTCAACTCGCTTATCCAGCATGTAGATGATGAGTTGGCTCTGGCTTCACATGAGGCCAGAGAGAAGAGTGAAGGTAAGGTCATCAACACCAAATACTTTAGACGACATTCTAGTAATGTTATGAATGAGTTCCAAAAGTATACTGGTAACTCAACACAATCTAATGCACTGTTTAACAGTCGGATATTCTTTGCGGATGAACATACTAAGCGCGAGGATTATTCAACTGCTAAGCTACCATATTCTCCAGTAGAAGGAGATACCCCTGCATTTAGAGAGTTGTTGTATACGCTATACCATGATAGCGAAGCTACAAAGATCTTGTGGTTCATGGGAGCCTTACTAACCAACAACATGTACAATATTCAGAAGTTCATGTTCTTGTATGGTGGTAAGGGTACGGGTAAGGGTACTATCCTCAAGATATTCAAGAAGGTGTTTGAGGGATATTGGGCACCGATTGACCTAGCTCATTTGACCGGTACGTCAGAGTTTGCTACTAGTGGTATCAAGGAGATACCTTTGTTGATTGATGATGACTGTGATATCTCTAAGATTCACAATGATGCGCATCTCTTGAAATTGACTGGTCATGAACCGTTGACTGTTAACAACAAGTATAGCAAGATGTATGAAGTCGAATTTACTGGCCTATTAGTCGCCGCTTCCAACCAGCGATTCAAGGTTCGTAATATTGACTCAGGTATTACTCGACGTGCGGTTACTGTTGAGCCGTCAGGCGATAAACTCAAACCTGTACGATATCGTGAGATTATGAAGAAGATTGACTTTGAACTTCCCTATATTGCTCATATGGCAATTGAGATGTTCAATTCACTAGGGCCTGACTACTATGAGGATTATATTGACGTGGCTATGATGGAGAATACTGACCATTTCTATGCCTTTGTTAAAGATAATGCCAAGTTGTTAGGCGACCGGGTAACTCTCGTACGTGCTGCAGAACTGTACAAAGCTTACCTGGATGATATTGGGTTTGATACGAAGGGTTACAAGCTTAAGTGTAAACAAGAGCTTATGCGATATTACAAGGAATTCCATAATCGTAAGAAGATAGACGGTAATTCGCTGTATAACGTATATATTGACCTCAAGTGGGATGTCTTATTCCCTGAGGATGTTGAAGTGGACTACGATGAAGTAGAGACTAGCCTAGCTATGAACTCATCAGAGTCATATTTCGACCACTACGCTAAAGACTATCAAGCCCAATACACAACTAAGGATGGCACCCCTAAGAAGAAATGGGTAGATGTGACATCTGTTCTGTCTGATATTGACACAACCAAATTGCATTTCGTGAGGTTACCTCTCAATCATATTGTTGTGGATTTTGATTTGAAAGGGCCAGACGGTGAGAAGTCTCTAGAGCTAAACCGTAAGGCCGCTTCGACATTTCCTAAGACATATGCCGAAGTAAGTAAATCAGGTAATGGTTTACATCTTCACTATATTTGGGATGGTAATCCGTCAGAACTGTCTAGTCTATATTCTGAAGGTATCGAAGTTAAGGTATTTACTGGAGCTTCTAGTCTCAGACGTAAGTTTACCTTGAGTAATGGCTACGATGAGATTACTCATATTTCAGCAGGCTTACCATTGAAGAAGGAGGTTAAGAAGATGTTAGAACGAGTGGATGACATTATCTGGACTGAGAAGAAGCTCAGAACAATCATCACACGAAACCTCCGTAAGGAGTATCACGACCATACTAGACCATCGATTGACTTTATCGTTAAGGTTTTAACCGAAGCGAAAGAAGCTGGAGTCAAGTATGATGTCGAAGACCTACGTGAAGATATCTATATCTTTGCCGAACGGTCTACCAACCAATCCAAGTACTGTATAGATGCTGTACGTAATCTGACATATTCGACTATTGAGGATGACCAAGAGTTCATAGATACAGTGCAGTCGCGTTCTACAGGTGTAGTACCTGACGAAGAACTATATTTCTTTGACGTGGAAGTATTCCCGAATGTGCTTATTGTATGTTATAAGCGATTTGGTGACCCTACTATCCATAAGATGATTAACCCATCTCCGGAAGAGATTGAGTGGTTGCTACGTAAACCATTAGTAGGCTACAACAATACAAGGTACGACAACCATATTCTCTACTGCGCCATGTTATCCAATACCAACAACACCCACATCTACCAAACCTCACAACGCATCGTGACTGGTAATGGTAAAGCTGGGTTATTTGGGCCAGCATATGAGTTATCCTATATGGACTTGTATGAAGTAACTACCAACAAACAATCACTCAAGAAATGGGAAATCCAATTAGGTCTTAAACATGATGAATTCGAACACCCTTGGGACCAACCGTTAGATGAGTCATTATGGGACAGAGCTGCTGAATACTGTGGTAACGACGTCTATGCTACAGAAGAAGTATTCAAAGCTATCAAGGCTGACTATATTGCTCGACAAATCTTAGCCGACATGTCAGGATTATCTATCAACACTAAGACTCAGCGTCATGCCGCTAAAATCTTATTTGGCGAAGACAAGCGTCCTCAAGACAAATTCGTCTACACAGACCTGTCAACTATATTCCCAGGCTATAAGTATGAGTTTGGTAAATCTGAGTTCATGGGTGAAGACCCGTCTGAAGGTGGTTACGTATATTCTGAGCCAGGAGTATACCAGAATGTCGGCTTGTTTGACGTTGCATCTATGCACCCTACATCAGCTATTGAACTTAATTACTTCGGCCCTTATACCAAGAACTACAAGGATATTCTAGATGCTCGTTTACATATCAAGTATTTGGAATTTGATATCGCTAAGACCCTATTAGGCGGTAAGTTGAAGAAGTATATTGAGATGGTTGAGCGCGGAGAAATTACTGCTAAGGATTTGTCGTATGCGTTGAAGATTGTCATTAATATTGTATATGGTATGTCTTCAGCCAAGTTTGATAATGCTTTCAGACATCCTGATAACGTTGATAACATCATCGCTAAACGCGGAGCCTTATTCATGATTCTAGCTAAACATAAGATTCAAGAATTAGGTTATACTGTCGCTCATATTAAGACCGACTCTATTAAGGTACCAAACGTTGATGATAAGATTACTCAATTCATATTCGACCTAGGTAAAGAGTATGGTTATACGTTTGAACTTGAACATATTTATGAGTCTATGGCACTCGTTAATAAGTCAACGCTTATTGCTAAGTATCAGGAGAAAGATAAAACCGTATGGGAAGCTGTAGGAGCCCAGTTTGCAGAGCCATATGTCTATAAGACTCTGTTTACCAAAGAACCACTAGAAGCTAAAGACTTATTTATTACCAAACAAGTTAAGTCTAAGATGTATTTAGGTAATGAGTTTATTGGTAAAGTTGGGTTATTCTACCCGTCTAAGACTGGTTATGAGTTACTTAAAGAACAAGAGCGTAAGGGTGAAATTAAGTTAGATGCCGTCACTGGAACAAAAGGATATTTGTGGCGGAAGGCTACAGACTTTAAAGACCAGTATGATATTGACATGGAATACTATACAGCATTGTGTATAGAAGCAATTGAAGATATTAAGAAAGTCGGGAACATTGACTTATTAGTAGACTCTGTCCCACAATCATTTGATGTACCAATTTTAAAATAAAAGAAAAGAGGAAACAATTATGTTAAACATTACACCACGTAACATTTCAATCGAAGGTGCACGCGTACGTTATAGAGACTTATCCGGCGAACCAAGTAAATTCAATAAGACTGGTCAACGCAATATCACTATTGAGTTAGACATGGAAGATGCATTAACCTTACAAGAACTAGGCTACAACGTACGATTCCCAGAAGTAGGCCCAGATGGTGACGAACGTGCACCGTTGTTGAAGATTGTCGTATCTAAGTTCTCTAAAGTGTATCGCGTCAATAGTGAACGTCAAACACTTCGCCTTCTAGGAGAACATGAGATTGGAGACTTAATGTCTTACCGATTCGTTAATGTCGATTTGACTTTCTATGGACGTGAGTATGAAGTTGGTAAGAACAAAGGACTATCAGCCAACTTAACTAAAGGTTACTTCGATGTTGAAGAAACATATTTTGACCAGAAGTATAGCGGTTTCCAAACACCAGGCCGTCCTGTTGAAGATGAAGACCTACCATGGTAGAACTATTTCCTGAACAAAAGAGCGCTTTAGCTCGTATGCGTGATGGATGTATCTTGAAAGGTGGTGTGGGGAGTGGTAAGACTTTTACCTCTCTCCATTACTATCTGGAAAACCATACTGACCGAGACTTATATATCATAACGACGGCTAAGAAAAGAGACTCTAAGGATTGGGAGTATGAAGCACAAGAATGCGGTATTTATCATATTACAATTGACAGCTGGAACTCTATCAAGAAGTATAAGGATGTCGTTGGTGCGTTCTTCATATTTGATGAACATTATGCAACTGGTAATGGAGCTTGGGCTAAAACGTTTGTCAGAATATGTAAACGTAATAAGTGGATTGTCTTATCCGCTACACCAGGCGACAACTGGATGAACTACATGATGACCTTTATAGCAAAAGGATATTATCGAAATCAGTCTGACTTCAAGAACCAACACTGTATCTATGACCCATATGTTAAATTTCCAAAGATAACTGGTTATCGAAACGAAGCTAAGTTATTTAAGTTTAGACAAGAGACTTTAGTCAACATGCATGTCAATAGACATACAACTAGGGAACGTCACTACCTCAAAGTTAAGTATGATAAAGAACAGTACAATATTGTTACCAAAAAACGATGGAACGTGTTTGAAAACAAACCAATAGAGTCGCCTACTGAATTCGTTCTATGTCAAAGAAAAATTGTAAACACTTCCGAACAACGGATAGAACAGTTTAAGACTTTACTCTATATGTTCCCTAAAGTAATCGTATTCTACAACTTTGATTATGAGCGGGATATCATACGTCAGGCTTGTAAGGCTATGGAAACTACATATGCTGAGTATAACGGTCATAAACACCAGGAGATACCTTATGAGGAACGTAGATGGTGTTACGCTGTTAACTATGGCTCAGGAGCAGAAGCATGGAATTGTACCATAACAGACACAATTATATTCTTCTCTCTTAATTACAGCTATAGAATACATGAGCAGTGCGAAGGTCGTATAGATAGACTAAATACTCCGTACAAGACACTTCACTATTATTACCTTAACGCTCCTGGTTCTATAGACTCAGCCATATTAAGAGCTGTAAGTAATAAGAAAGAGTTTAACGAAAGAGGGTATGTTAAACGTGCGTGGAAAGAAACGACTCACAGAGAACAAAGTTCAAGCGGCCTTGATAAAAAATATTCAGCGTACGCTACCTGACGCAATGGTTCTAAAGCTAGACCCTAACTACAAACAAGGTATACCAGATTTACTTGTACTCAACGGAGACCGTTGGGCAGCATTAGAAGTAAAGAGACACAAGAAGGCTGTACATCAGCCTAACCAAGATTATTATGTGGATAAGATGAACAAGATGAGCTATGCTCGATTCATATATCCTGAAAACATGGAGGAAGTAATGAATGAAATTCAACAAATACTCACACCTAACCGGACTACACGCAACTCTAAGTCCAAGCGGTAGTTCATGGTTACGATATAGTCCTGAGAAAGTTAAGTCTGTATGGCTTAACAATATCCGTAAGCAAGAAGGTACTGAATTACACCAATTAGCGTCGGACATGATCAACAAAGGTGTAAGAGCTGCCAAGCTCAAGAATGCATTTAACATGTTTGTTAACGATGCAATTGGGTTTGATATGGAAAGCGAAGTATTGTTATATTACAGCGACAACTGTTTCGGTACAGCTGACGCCATTCAATATTATGAACATGATAAGCTGTTACGAGTACACGACTTGAAAACTGGGTCACATAAGGTATCATTCGAACAACTATTTGTTTACTGTGCCTTATTCTGTTTGGAGTATAAACATGACCCATTCGGTATGCAGTTTGAGTGTCGTATCTATCAAGGTAATGGTTATGAAGTATTCACACCAGACCCTTATGATATCTCAGAAATCATGCATAAGATATCTGAGCTAGACCACGCTCTAACTGAAGTGATTTCGGACTATTACAAGTAGTCCATTTTTTTTTCACGTGCTATAGTAGAGGAGAGGGTGAAATATGTCTTTTTAGAAATTTTTAGACATACACCTTTCTCTTTTTTCTTTTTTGCAGAAAGGAGGATGCTAATGAGTAATGTACTTGAACATTATGGTACTAAGCGACGTTCGGGTCGATACAAATGGGGTAGCGGTGAAAACCCTTACCAACATGAGTTATGGTTCCTGAATAAAGTTAGTAACTATAAGAAACAAGGGTTAAGCGAGAAAGAGATTGCTAAGAAAATGGGCTTATCTATTCGTGCATTGCGTGCTGAGACATCAAGAGCTAAGTATCGTAAGCAGGAATATTTAGATGAGTCTATCAAATACGAACTCAGTCAACCTGACCCAATTTCGGTCAGTGACATGGCTCATTGGTTAGGGGTATCTGAAAGTACTATTCGTAAGTATACGAATGAGGGCCTTAAGACTATGAAGAAGCAGATGAATAACACTGTCGATGTTCTCATGAAGAACGCTGACAAGACTGGTTATTTAGATGTTGGCGCAGGTATGGAACATCAGATGGGTATATCCAGACATAAGCTGGATACAGCTATCCGTATTCTTACAGAAGAACATGGGTATCACGTCCACAACATTTGGATTAGACGCCTTGATGATGCATCAAAAGCGACAACCATTAAGACCTTGACTAAGAACCCAGATGCTACCGATACTCGTAAACATGCTAGTGAAATAGCAACAATGGAGTCATGGACTAATGACGGTGGTACACGTTACCAAAACATTGAGACACCTAAGTCAATAGACTCTAAGCGCGTCCATATTAACTATGGAGACAAAGGTGGTGAAGCTAAGGATGGTCTTATTGAACTTCGACGTGGAGTTAAAGACTTAGACCTAGGCGCAGCCAGATATGCTCAAGTACGTATTGCTGTTGATGGTACGCACTACCTAAAAGGTATGGCTGTCTACTCTGACAACATGCCACCAGGTAAAGATATTATCTTCAACACAAACAAGAAGAGCGGAACTCCTAAAGAAGATGTCTTCAAAGAGATGAAGTTGGATAACCCAGACAACCCGTTTGGTGCAACCATTAAGCGTCAGAACAAAACCAAGACTGTTAACATCGTTAACGAAGAAGGTGACTGGGATAAGTGGAAGTCCACTGTATCATCTCAGATGTTATCTAAACAACCGCTGTCTCTTATCAAAGAACAGTTAGGTATTACTAAGAAGAAAGTCTTCAAAGAGTATGATGAACTAACAACAATTGATAACCCGTCAGCCAAGCATAAACTTATGACAGAGTTCTCACAAAGTTTAGATACTAAGATGGCTCACCTTAAAGCAGCAGGTTTCCCAGGGACAAAAGGACACGTCCTTATTCCTTTCCCTGAGATGAAGCCTAATGAAATCTATGCACCTAACTACAAACAAGGTGACCGTGTCGTTCTTGTACGTTACCCGCATGGCGGTACGTTTGAGATTGCTGAGTTAACTGTCAACAATAAGTTCAAGAGGGCTAAGTCTACGTTAGGCAACGCACCTGATGCTGTTGGTGTGCACCCATCAGTAGCTCCTATTCTATCTGGAGCTGACTTCGATGGTGATACAGTTTATATCACACCTAACAACAAAGGTAAGATTAAGCGTAGCAACCCACTTAAAGAACTACAAGGGTTTGACCCTAAACAGTTCCAAGTAGACCACAAGACTATCTCTAAGCGTTACACTCAAACTAAGATGGGTGAAGTATCTAACCTTATCACTGACATGACTCTTAAAGATGCACCTATGTCTGAGATTGCTAGAGCTATCAAGCATTCGATGGTCGTTATCGATGCCTACAAACACAACCTTGACTGGAAGAAGTCGGCTGAAGAGTATGGTATCAAGGAGTTGCGTAACAAGTATCAACGACACTTCAACCCAATCAAAGGTAAGTATGTTATTGGTGGTTCGACTCTTATCTCTAAGTCTAAGAAGGATGATGAGTATGAATTCATTACATCATACGGTAAGAAGACTAAGGAAAAACGCTCCATCATCTCACAGATTGATGACGCACATATCCTATCGTCTGGTACAGAAAAAGAAAAAGTATATGCAGATTATGTAAACGAATTGAAGGCCCTTAAACGTAAGGTCGATAAGGAGATATCAGAAATCAATATCCCTACTATTGATAGAGAGGCTAAGCGTAAGTACGCCGCTGAGGTCGACTCATTGAATGAGAAACTTAGAAAGTCTGAGATATTCAAACCTCGTGAGCGGCAGGCACAAATAATGGCAAGCGACCAATTCTTTAAGAAAGTTCAGAAGGGTATGGATAGTGGGGAAATAAAACGCCTGCGTCAACAGGTGCTAGCTGGCGCACGGTCGATGACTGGACCAACTGACCCTGAACTACGAAAGGATAAAACTATTCACATAACTGATAGAGAATGGGAAGCTATCCAAGCTAATGCTATTAGTAAAGACCGCTTAAGGAACATCTACAGCAGAGCTGACATGGATGAAGTCAGAAGACTAGCAACGCCTGACAAAGGTGGTAAGATGACAGACTCTAGAATATCCAGAGCAAGAGCCATGCTCGACAACGACTTCACATTCGCTGAAGTAGCCGAAGCATTAGGTGTATCGACTGCTACTATTAGAAGAGCCATCAAGGATAACGAGTAAGAAGGAAGGAGGAACTGAACCTATGACTGAAAAAATGGATGATACATTAGTCAAACTTGAAAAAGTTGAAGCCCGTGTCCGTGATGGTAGCCTCAAGCCTGAGGATGTTGACCTCGTCTTGACTACAGCTGACAATCCTGTAGACCCAAGAGAGAACTGGGAACAGTGGTTAAACTTTGACCATGAGCACCAGTACGATACGAACAACTACCTAGCTCGTATCGTGTCCATGCACGAAGGTCGTGAGACTGACGATGATGAGTTGATGTCCACTCTCACCTATCTGACAGCACTAAAAGAAATTATTGTTGTTGGATTGCGAGATTGGAAAGTCCTGGGACTCGAAGAACTCCTTACTTCTAGCAAGTGAGTCGTGACTCGTTGACCAGAACAACCAAACGTTGACCCCCCGGGGGAGGGGTCGTTAATCTACCACCCCCTATTG